GCATACGTTTAGCAACGTTTGTCGGCTGTTCCTGTCCCAAAATCATAGTTGCAATCCATCTTTGTTTGTAACCAGCTCTTGGTTCAGGCGCTTCAAGTAAATTACTTGGCTGCCAATGTGAAACTCTTGTTGATTTTTCAACTTGAGTTTCGTGTTTTATTTTATTACTCATAGTCGTGCTCCTTTCGATCACGTATTGGTGCTAAAGCTTTTTACTTCTTTAGCAAACCGTTTTAGTGCCGCTTCATCATTGATATCAATGCCGAAATTTCTAGCTGTCGCTAAATCTTCCTGCGTTAGCTTCACTCTGTTACTGTCACTAGCTTTTTTACGACTAACTCCAGCAACTGGAGATTGCACTCTGTTGTTCTTTTGTACCACATTTTTATCATCATTGGAAGTGTTTTCGCCTGATTTATTGAAATACTTTAAACCACTATCTTTAAGTCGTTTATCCATTTCATCATAATAACCAGGATCATTCACGTCCCAACCTTCTTCAGTAAGCTCTGCATCAATTCCATAAGCCATAGCTGTTTCTTTACGATAACCAGGCTTATTAAACCATTCCGCATTAGCTTTAACCCAATCTCGTGCTAAAGGTGGTGCTTTAACCTCTTTATTTTCAGATTTTTTAGGTTGTTGAGCTTGATACTCAGAAGTTTTTGACATTTGATTTCTTAAATCAGCCATTTTTTCATAAAGTTCTACTTGTTTATCAGTATTACCTTCTTCAATTGCTGCTTTAAGCTCTGCAGACACTGATTGGTGTTGGCTTTTGAGTGATTTATTAGCAAAATCAAAAGTTTTTGATTCTAATTCAGCTAATCTCTGCTCTAATTCAACAGCTTTTTGTTCAGCTTCAGCTCTTTTTGCCACTTCTTTAGCAATTCTTTTACGAACTTTTTCAGAATATGGCATATCATCTGAATATGCAGGAACTTTTTTAGTTTCTTCAACTTTAAATTCCTTTTCAGTTGATTCTTCTTTTTCAGAAGTTTCAGCTTGTTCTACTAAATCTTCAATAGGATTTTTAGGAATCTCTATTTCATTTTCAGCAGGACTATCATCTAACTTAACTTCTAACTCTTTCTGTTCTTCTTCGATCATAGTTTTCTCCTATGTTGTCATTAGTTTATACTAACGTATATTATAATTGTTGAGATATTACTTCTGGGTTGTCCAGGGTTGCAAGTACCTCATCGTCATTAATTATCACCATTTTGACTTTTTGTACAGATACTTTAGCTCCTGCATAACGACCAAAAACTACCCAATCTCCAACTTTACACCATGGATTTTTTCTATCAGAATAACATTCTGGACCCATAGCTATTACTTGACCTACAGAATTCATATAAGATTGTGTTTCTTTAGAATTATCAGTCAAATAAATTCCGCCTTTAGTTTTTTCAATTACACCTCTAGGTCTAATCAAAACTCTATAACCAACAGGTTGTGGTACTTTATCTGGTGTAGGCACATCATTATCTGTTGCCCACTGTTCATTACTAATCATCTTCTTCGATTACTCCTTTCTGGTATCTATCCGCTACCTCATTTATTATTTCTAATGATTTATCTAAACCTTGTGCCATACCGTGCACACGTTTAAATTCTTTAATATCATCTAGACCTTTAGATAATAAATTTTTTCCTAAATCGTCTTTATAATCTTTAATCTGCTTTCTTATCGCTTGTAGAAGCCTCTCCATCTGTAACTTTCTGACTAATTACATCTAATAAGTCATCAAAATTTTTATTCATATCTTGACTTACTTTTGCAAATAATCTTGGTTTAATACATTTAATAGATAAATTTTTATTTTCTAAAAATTTTTTAGCTTGTCTTACTAATTCGTTTTTTATTGCCATTATGATTTTTCTCGTCTTGCAACTTTAGAAGCTGTCTCAACTAATTTAGCTTTAGTCTCAGCATCTTTTCTAGCATTTTGTCTTTCCTTATCTTTAACTCCTTCTGCAAATCTAGCTTTTCTAATATTTAATTCTTCTGCTTTTAATTGTAAACTAGCTTGTTTCTCTTGTTGTTCCATTTGCATTTTTTGTTGTTCAGGACTTGGTGGCATACTACCCATTAATTGTTGAGCAGCTTGTGCTGCAGCTGCAGCAATTCTATTTTCTTGTTCTATAGGTATTTCTTTAGTTTCTTCTTCTCTAAATTCTTCATTAAATTGACCTGTAGAAGTAGGTACACCTTGAGGTACTTGAGCTTGCATTTGTTGTTGATATAAAAATGCCATATGCTGACCTATATGAGCCATCATTAATGGATATAAAACTTGTTTAGCTTCAGGGTTACCACCAAATCTTGGATCATTAATAAATTGTTGATGAACCATTAAATGTGCTTGATGATCTTGATCTTCAAATACTTTAATTGGTTTACCATTTAGTAAAGCCATATTTTCTGATACAGGATCTCGTCTAGGTACATCTTCATCTTCAATAATTAAATCTTGATAATCAGGAATATTTAAAGCTTGTAAAAATCTTCTATAAGCTTCTTTAGTATCTATAATACTAGGTGCTTGTTGTGCTAATTGAAGTCCTGTTTGAGCTAAAGCTATTCTTTGTGCTTGTGAAAATATATTAGGGTCACTTACTGGTACGACATTAATAGCAGAATCAAAATCTTTTCTTCTAACTGTTTTACGTTCTCCTATTACATCATATGGATATTCATCATCTAAATATTCTCCATTTAATTTATAAATTAATTGGAATTCTCTACCTTGAGCTTGATGTAATCTTTTATGTATAGCAGAAAATACTTTACTACCTTGTTCGATAATAGCTATAGTTGTTCCAACTGGACCTGATCCAGCAGAATCACCTACCATAGCATCAGCAATTGATGCAAAACGTCTACCTGATTCTGTTAGAACACCTAACAATTGTAATAATGTGGGTGAAGGTTCTTTAAAGGGAAGTGGGATAAATGACTTACGAAGATCATCTCCATAAGCTTCGACCTCCACCCATTCTCCGGGAGAAACTGTAATATCGCCACCTTCTATTCTTGCACCTTTAGCTCTAAAGCCACCGTTTAAATTTGCAAATGCAGCTGAATCTAATAAAGCTCTAAGTGCGCCTGTAGAAGCATGTTGTAAACCACCTATAGATTGAATTAAACCAAAACCATAGAAACCTAAACCCGGTAAATATTTATAATGAATAAAGTAAGTTATTTTTTTTCTTAAAGTATCATCTTCTTTCCAATTTCTTCTAATAGATAAAACTTGTGTTGAATCATAATCAATTGTAACAATATATGGTAAAGCTAATCCGCTATCATCTTCTCCTAAATCTAAATCAGCATGTACTTCTAAAAGAGTATGCATCTTATCTGCCATAGAAGGTGACATTCCTTCTAATCTTTGCATAGTTTGTTCTACAGTATCTTGATCTTTTCCATCTTCTGAGTTTTTAGATAAATTTATATCTCTGTAGAAACCTGATATTTGATGTTTTTTTAATTCATTGTTAGATATCTTCATTACTTGAGTATATCTATCAGCAGTTTCTAAATCAGTATTATTATATGAAATTACAAATTCTTCTGCTGGTACAAACTTACTACAAATTCTATCTAGAGTATTATCAAAATATATTTTTTTAAAAGCAGATCCTGATAGAGCTAGAAAAAATAACATTTGATCTAGTTCATTAAAATAATCTGTAATTTGATTAGTTACTTGATAATTCATAAAATCTTGAACACGTTGTGCTTGTTCTATTTTTTTATCAGAAGTTCTTCCCATAATTTGAGTTTTAACAGGACCACCTGATGGAAACATTTCTGCTATAGCTCTAGCTTGAAATTGAGTTGCTGCTTCTGACATTAATGGATGATGAACACCTGAAGCTCCCGGGAAAGGATCATTTCTATCTTCGACAACTACGCCTAACATTTTTAAACCTTTAGCGTATTGATCTTCCCAATCTTTTCTAGAAGATTTATCATCTTCAAAAGCTTTAATTAAATCTCTACCAATTCCTCTTACTTGAAATTCATCTAATTCTTCTGCTAAATTAGAATAGTGATTTGATTCAAAAGCTTCTTCTTCTTTTTCAGTTTCTTCTTGATCTACATCAACTCTAACTTTTTCACCATCTTCATTAGTGTATTCAAGTTTCTTTTTTTCTAATTCAACTTCTAAAGCCATTATTATTTTCTTTTTTTAGTTTTTTTCTTTTTCTTCTTAGGAAATCCAGCTTTCATATTAGCATAAGCTTCTGGTGAAATTGTAGATTTTGATTTAGGTCTTGATATACCTTTTCTTTTTCTTTTGTTGATATTTGCATATAATCCTGGTTTACTCATAATATTACTAAAGCCTCCTCTATTAATCATTGATTAAATTCATTCCATTTTATACCACCTGGTGCATACCATATATATCCTAATAGATATATAAAACAAAAATATTGATTTTAAAAGTGTTTATTTAGCTTTGATTATTTTTTGAATACTCTCTGAACCATCTATATTTTTAACGATTTCAGCTTCTACTTCGCCACACATAAAAGTTTTATTAACCATATCCATATTACGAGTAGCTTCACGTTTCATCTTCAGGCAAGTTGATAAGCTGTCCTGTATTCGATGTTCCACAAGTTCTCCATTGATAAATAGGCATAGTGCAAAAACCAGTTTTATCATTTTGTCTCCATTCGCATTCAGCGTATTCGTTGTTATAGTCGTATTCTTGTAAAGAACCTTCGTTAATGAGAGTTACCATTTAACTTTCCTAAGTTAGCTCTTACTGAATCTTTTAATTTTTCGACATCAATTCTTAGTCGTTCTACATCAGTTTGTAAACGTTCAATATTGACTCTGTTATTCATCATACCATCAACTCTTGTCGTTAATTTTTCTAGTCCTTCTGCTATGTGTTCTAACAACATAAATTGTTCTTGATCAATTGGTTTTTGTGCTGATGCTTCTAATAAATCTTGTTCAAATAATTTATTAGCTGTTTCTAATTGATTTAATCTTTCTATTACACCAAAAGCAAACCATGCTCCTACAATTACTGCAGAAATCAGTCCTATCAGATTCCTTAATGGAAGTCCGATTTGAGTATTTTCATTAATCTTCATAATAATTTTTCTAATAATAAATATGCTGCAGTCCCCACTCCAGCTAATAATACCCAATAGATTTTGTCTATCTTGCCACCCAATTTGTCAATATCTTGATGCATATGCACCAAATGATTATTTTTAATTGTATTAATATCTTTCTTTAGACCTGTGACATGTCCATAAAGAGCTACCAGATGTTCTCCAGTTGTCTTTGGACTTTTGGCCATTATTATATTCCCTGTAACCTTGGATCACTAGAAGTAATATTTCTTGTAGCTTTAGGTCGAGCTATACTTTCTTTACTTCTTTTACGAAGTTGAGCGTTAGCAGATTGCTGCTTACGTCTTTCATCTATTTGTTTTTTAAGATCCCATTTTAAGTTCATAATAAATATTATATAACAAAAGTTTGGTTTATGGCTAGTGAATAATGACTAGCATCTCCATCTTCTACGAGCTTGTCTTATTCTACTATTTGGATTATTTCTAGTCTTTGCAGAGCTTCTTTTTAATTGACCTAAACTTCTTGCGCAATAACTTCTACGTCTAGCTGCACGTTTTCCAGTAGGTTTTTTTTCTGTAACTGCTGTTTGTAATTTAGAACCTGGGTTAGCACGTCTATATGCCATAACACCTTTACGTGTCATTCCTGCTCCTGATTTAGTTGGTCTAAAATTACCAGATTTAACAGAAGTTTTAATTGGTGTTTCTCGTCTTCTTTTAGGTCTAACTCTTGTTCTTGCCATTATAATCTAAACGCCTGATGTTGTGCAGACGTAACTCCTTGACTTGTTCTAGCTGGTGATGATGGTCTATCTCCACCTCCACCTCTATAAATATCTTGTGCTGTTGGTTGTATATTCATAGTTGCTGTTGGATAACTTTGAATAGCTCCTTGTGGATCTTGAGCAGTTATGTTTTGTATTCTTTGTGTTTCTTTATCTCTCATAATACCGCCCGCAATAAATGGAATA